AACTTTTGAGTAGTGTTGATATACAGCACGTTTTTCTTCTTCTAAAAGTTTAAGGGTGTTAAGTTCGCCAGCTAGATCTAAGTCATCTGGTTTTAAAGATACTTTAGCTTCTAAGGTAGATATCTTTGTTTTAATATCATTAAGATCATTAACCACTCTAGTATTTGCTTGTTGGACTTGTTTAAAAGTCATACCAGAATCCACTGCTTTATATCTATCAATTAAACGAGCAGGTGTAGATACCTTATCGTATATTACATTTTTAAGACCAGGTCCTAGATGACGTAACTGGGCATATGCCCCAATGGATGCAGCAATACGTAAGGAAGAATCTACAGTGTTACGAATGGTATAACCTAAACGTAATAGAACTGCTGCTTTAAACATATCCTGAACAAAGTCTAAAGAATTAAATACAGCGTTTTTAGTATTACCTAAAAGATTAATTTGTCTAGCGTTTTGTTTTAATAGATCATCCATTAAATCAAAATCCATTATAGGTAAAAAGTTAGCAGTCTGAGATTCTAATTGAGGTATCTTTAAAATGGACCCATCAGTATCTACCATAAAGCCTTTATCTTTAATAGACTTTAATGCTGAGGTTCTAGCGCGACTATAGTTATTATAAATATCATTAGCAATTTCTTCAGTAACATTATACTTTGCTGCAATTCTTCTTAAAGCAGTACCTTCTAAAGCTAAGGTTGCTTGGAATTTTAATTCCGGTGTAGAAGCAGCCAGATATGGATCTAGTAAAGATTTACTTTCGGCTGGTGTTAGATTAAGTCTTTTTTCTAATCTAGAAACGTTAGCAATAACTTCTCTATAAGAATCTGGATCATTAAAATCCACTAATCCTGCTGGGCGTTCTCCCGCTAACCAAGAAATCTTTTGATACATTTTATGAAAAGGGGTAGGTTGGAATACCTCAACTTTAGGAGCACCTACTGCTTGATCATAGAATTTAAGAGATCTTGATTTGGCAACAAAGTCTTCAACGCCTTGTAATACTTTACCAGTAGTACGAGTTAATGCACCGCCAGCCTTACCAATCTCCATTAGATCAGCAAAGTATTTATCATTTGCTGCTAAGGATCTATAGTTAGCTAGTGCCTCATCTGTTATTGCTTTATTGTCATTTAAAAATGGAAGCATACCTGAACCGTCAGGAGCAGCAAATAGTTTAAACTCATCAACTGCTGATAGTTTACCGCGCTCTGCTTCTAAAGCATCAGAAATGTATGCTCTTTGTAAACGTAAATCATCTAGGGCCTTCGGATCGCCAAGTGATGAACGAAGAATAAGTGCCGTTTCATCTATATCTACTGAATCACCCAATAGATGTGCGAGTAATCCTGGGTTAGATGAAGACTTAACCATAGGATGAGATAAAGCATAGGTAGAGTTGTTATCTGTAAAATCTTTTAATATTTTAGTAAAACGATTATCTACGCCATATTGTGCTTTAGTAATTTCTTCTGCTGCTTGAGCAACCATATCAGCATTTTTTAATTTACCAACACCAAGTGTACTTGCTTTAGCGGCTTGTATACCTTTAGCGGCACCAATAGTAAGATCGCCAAATATTTGTGTAAAAAAATCAATAGTTCCTGAACCTGCTTTACCCCAAGCGCTATTCTTAAATGCTGCTTCGCGTTCTCTTGGGTCATAAATATTAAATTGTGGATCATAAGACATTCTACCTGCTGCAATACCGCCACCAACAACTGCTTGACCAAGAGATATTTCTTCAGCACCTTTATATGCTTTCTTCCAAGCATTAGGATCAAAGAAGTTAAACAGTCCACCTTCTACATCTCCCATTACAAGTTGGTAGGTAGTAAATGGTTCCCTAATTACTTCTTGATTTGCTTTATATAAAAACTCTCCAGCAGCAGCAACACCTGGTACTTTGTAAATTGCACCACCAGCAGAAGCAAATGGTTTAACTACATTTTTAGTTGCTTCACTTGCTGCAGTTTTAAAAGGTTTAATAAATCCATTGTATTCATCATCATCATTCCAAGGAGCAGTTCCTACATCCCAAGCAAAACGAGCTGGAGCAGTTACTAATCCTGCTACCTCTCCGCCAAATTTAAAAGCATTTTTAGCAGTAGTAGATGCTACATCACCAATTCTGTTCCATACACTCACAACTGATCCCTTAATTGTCTAATAGCTTTACGAGTCTCTGGTGATGTATTGGGTAGATCTGAAACGTAAGCAAGTACTGGCATATAAGATGAAATTGCTGCTCTAAAATTTGTATCATCTGGTTGGCGCATAGCAAGTGCTTCTGATCCTGCACCATCTCCCATATCAATACCATTAGTAATAGGTTCATCTGGGCGTTCTGTTGGAGCGAATAATGGTGTTACTGGAGTTAGCGGATCTCTAGGTCTTCCACCGACATCATCAGCAGATCCAGTTGTTTTTGCTAATGGTATTTGAGATTTAATTGCACTAGTTTCTACACCCTCACCGTAATATGATGACGGTAAATCTGTTCTCTTTGAGAACTTACCAGGACCTGATGTTCCTGCTAATGGGCCTCTAGCCATCTTTGTTCTCCTTAATAGTTTCTAAATCTTGTGCGAACTGTTGCCAGACTTTTGCTTCTTGGCTTTTTTGTTGCGAATTATAAATACTCATATTGTGCAGATCTTCTGCAAGCGCTTCAAATGCGCTAATTAAATTTAATGCGAATCCTGTTACTACTACTAAAAAATCAGATGAACGAACTGGGCGCTGTAGATCATCATCCATAACGCCCAGCTCCTTTCTAAAATATTTACTTCTTTACTGACTTACCTTTACGGCCTGGTGCTGCATATCCGAAGAACACTTTTCCGCCTTCTTTTCCTGCTGGCCTGTTCTTGCCTTCAGTTGGCTTTGCGGTTGGTGCTGCTGCTCTTGATCCCTTATTCATTTTCCACCTCCTTACGCTCCGCCAATGGCGGCGAGTAGTTGACCTATATCTGGTTGAGATTGTCCAGTAGCAGGGGCCGCACCGACTTGTTGTTCTTGAGTTGGCTGCGAGGCAGGGGCGGGGGCCGCACCTGCTACTGGAAGTTGTGCTGCACCACCCATTGGCATTGGTTGCTCTACTGGAGCAACTGGTTCTGGTGCAAATGCTTTTTCAATTACTGATTCTAAAGATTGTCCCTTTTGACGACCCTGGATTACTTCTGCGATTCTAGAAATGATTTGAGTTGGGTCTTGACCTTGGGAAGCAAGTGCGGGTATAGCTTGTGCATACTGAGCAACAGCAACCCTAAGAGAATCGCGCATCTCTTCAATGTCAACCCTCTGTTCTTCTTGCGTAACATTTAGATCTAGTGGTATCTCTCTGCGAACATAGTCGCGGCTTACTAACTTATCTGAACGCATTTGTAGTAATGCAATAATGGCTCGGTTAGGATCCATTCCAGACATAATTCCGTAACGTACATCTACGCCATACTCGCCTTTAATATCACGAGATGGTGTGTACTTCATTGTGTAAGGTGTACCGTCATCGGTTCCCTTAATAGACTTAGTCATAGATCCAAAGATCTTTTCATCTACTTCAAAGCATAGACCGATTACATCTTGGAACAACTTAGCAAACTGTGCTTGTGCTGCTTTGATCTGTGTATCAAAGCCTGCTTGTAATGCTTGAACTCCACGACCAGTAATGATAGAAGCATCTAGTTGACCTGAACGAGATTCAGGATATCTAGCACCTAGACGAAGTTCTCTTTCTAATACACCAGACTCTGTAAAGACTCCTGCTGGTAGTTCTAGTGGAACTCTACGAATACCTTGTGGGTTAGCAGAACGCATAATTGAATCTGGACCAAGTGCAAGTTCTTGCACATCTTGTGGGATAGCAATAGGTGCTTGGATAGATTTCTCTGCTGCTTGAATCTGTAAGATAGCAAATCTTGCGCGAGCAAGTTGTACCGATAGCACATCATCAAACTGACCGCGAGCTTCGCCATCTAATGATGAGCGAACTGCGACTCTTGCTAAACACTTACCAATTGGATTTGGTGTGTTAGATAAAATTAAATTGTTACGCTCTGGGATAAATAGTAAGTCTTGATCCTTATCGTGGTAACGCATAACTGATAGATAAGGTGATGCTGATTGGTAAACGCTACGAACATTTAGAATCTGACTTGCAAACTCTGGGAACTGTGCTGCTAATGATTCAGCATCTGATACAACAACCTGTGTTAAGGATGTGGTACGACCAAAACGGTCAATCTCTGGATAGACTCCGAAAGGATTAAGTAGTCGGATGCGGGGATTGTTACCTTCATAATCCATCTCAACTAGAGCAGGTAACATACCGTAGGTGTTAAACCAGTCAGCTCCTGAGTACATCTGTAATGGTAGATCTGAAGAGGCTACATAGTAGTTAGCAATACGAGTTCTGATATCAGCAGATTTACGCTGAGCATCTGAAACCATATTAGTAGCTGAGCAGTTAAATGATGGCATAGGTGCCATTGCTTCTGCTAGGTCTCTTGCTGCTACATCAATAAAGTTTGCAACTAGTGGCTTTGGATAATCCTCTGAGAACATAGAAGGATATACCTTAGAGATATCACCTTGACGAACTGAGAGTACATCTCGCATACG